TGCACCAGAACCAGAAATGGTTCCGATTGGATCAACACCACCGGCAGCGGTTGTTGCAGCGCCGCTGGAAGTGTTACCAGAACCGGAGAACTTAGCGAAGGCTTCTTGGAAGAGGGCTTCATCTCCGGTTTGGTTCTCGTAGCGTGATCTCATCGCAAAGATAAGACCGGTGGGAGCCGACATGGGCTGCACACCAGCAATATCATAAGCGATCAGGTTAGGCATCGCACGACGAACGAGCGAGATCAAAACGGGATCGTAACCAGCGAGTTGTCCCGTGGTTTGAGCAGCAGCGGACACGGAGAAACCACCACCCATTGAGTTGGTTGGGGTTTCGTTAAGTGCTTGCTCACGCAGAGCGGTTTCTGTGTTTTCCAACAGAACTGCTGTGACTTTTCTCTTGTAATGATCATTCATTTCAGGAAGAGCCTTGGTTTCCAACACTGGACTCCACTTCTCTTCTAAGACATCGTATGGTGTTGCGTTTTCCATGTTTGTTTTCTCCTAGTAGTATGTGTTACCTTTGGGTATTTAGTATTTTTTAAAATTTAACCCTTAATCAACGATTGTTTCTTTCAATTGCTCTGAGATATCCACTCATTGCAGTATCTTCAGTAAGAACTCTTTCTGGCTCATGGGTTTCCTCTTCGGAAATCATGGGAGCAGACTTTGCTTTTCTAAAGTAGGATTCTTTGATACCTGCGAGTTTTTCAGAGTAAGTATTGTCATCTTCAAACGAGACTTCCTCAGCGAGATTAAAGAATTTTTCTTTATCAAGTTCGGTCAGTCCTTCAGAAATTTGATTTGCAATGTCGTTTTTTCTATAAGATTCAAGGGCACCCATCAATTCACTGTTGATTGCTAATGCTTCATCTAAGTTTTTCTTTGTCTCTTCGTTCTTCTCGAACAAGTCGTCAAGAAGATTCACCTTGGAGTCAGGAACTTCAATAAAGTGATTCTCAAAGAGACCTTTCAAATCAGTGATGAAACTTTCAGCGATTTGAAGTCTCATTCCAGTTTCAACTGCGAGTTTGTTATCATCCATCCAGTTTTCGACAACGTAGTTAAGATACTCGTCAACTTTTGTTGACATTGTTTCCGTGAGTTCAGAAACTTTCTCTTCTAATTCTGTTTGGAAGGAGTCTTTAAGGCTTTCGGTGATAGACTCTGTTCTTCTACCAAGTTCTGCTTCAAAAATACCTTTCACTTTGGACTTAAACGATTCCGAAAGTCCTTCTCCATCAAAGAGATCAGCAAAGACATCCTCTTGAACACCGGCAGCGTCACCCTCTGCGGGTTCAACACCAGCGGCACCAGCGATTGTCTTTTTGTTTTCTTTGGAATTATCTGGGGATTCTAATGTTCCCAAGACGGCACCTTTACCTTCTGCGTCCATGTAAAGATCAGTATCTTCGAAGGAATCGACATCGGTGACATCTGCTTCACTTAGTTTTCTTTTTTGAGCCATTTGTTTATCTCCTTAGTGTATACTAATTTCTGTTTATTTATATTTCTTAAAGTTTTGATAGGAAGTCTTTGAACAGATTCACGGCTTTTTCTTCTAAGTGTCTACCCGAAGTTGCCTTAATCTCTTTTTGATATTGTGCAATGTGTCTTTCTTGTAGGACACCATTATTCCAAATCCACTCTCTGCCCTCCATAATACCGTTTACAAACGCATTCGGAGCGGATGGATCTGCAACAATGTCCACAGCAGCAAGCATGAAGTCTTTTTGAACTTCATTTACACCACTTTCAGTCATTTTAAGACTACCCATGCCACGAGACGATACACCAAGTTTTGCACCCTCGTCGATAAGGTTCATGGCAATTTTACCCATAGGTGTTTCCATGACTTTTGCTTTTCCGATAATGTCACTACCTGACTGTCTAAGTTCTTTAATCATGTGTGACGCTCTGTCAAGATTAACAGTCGGTCCTTGTGGGTGGTTGAGTTCTCCCAACGCACGATTTTGTGCAACATAATCTTTATTATACTTTTCAACCACAGGCATCAGAACACCCGAAGGGTAGACTCTACCGTTTCTGTTTTTTTGTTCTGCTTGCATGAAGATACCCTCAATAAAGTAGTTTTTTCTACCACTTTTTTCATCCGCTTCGCAGATGAAGTTGCTATCCTCATTCATTTCTGTGATGAGTTTTAATCCCATATTAATATCCCCCCGATGATCGAGCAGATTTAGCCTTAAATGTTTTTCCACCTTTTTTCATGGGAAGGTAATCTTGATCAAAAATGTCTGGGTTTTTGCCTCTGTGATGATCGAGTTCTGTGTCGGGGGCACCTTCTTCGATGTGATTAACATCATCGGTCAGTTTTTTAAATTTAATCGACCTGCTATCTATTCTTGGTCCCTTCGGTCCTTGGGGTGATGGTTTTCCCGGTCTTTGGGGTCCTTGGGGTGATGGTTTTCCCGGTGGGCTCGGTGGTGATGGTTTTCCCGGTAGACCACGACCGTCTTGTGGTCTGCCAGAAATTCGCATCTCATTCATACCTTTTCTGGTGTTCATTGCTTTGCCGATGGCTTTTCTTCTTTTGCGAAGATAGTCATCACTCTCGTCGGAGTCACCATCGTTGTCAATGTCATCATCTTCTTTTCCAACCGGATCAAGTTTTTCACTGACGACTTTTTCAAGTCCTTCGCCGATAACTCCAGCAAGTTTTTTGTTGAGAGTCTCGTCGATGAGATCCTTAGCGTCACTCATCTTTCTCTCAAAAATAAGTTTTACAATTTCATTGCCCATCGTTTTCTCCCGAAACAATTGTTTCTAAAATGCTTGCGAATTTTTCTTTGCTTTCAAAAACCGTGTCTCTGAAAGATTTTTGTAGTTCTTGTGGTAAATTATCGTGTGCTTCAGAAAGAATAGTAGCGATTTCCTCACTAACAATAATTCTCTCACCATCTGGGAGATCAACGTTAACAGAGGAGGAACTCTCTGCACACTCATTTACAACGGAAATAAAAGCATTTTCTTCACTGACCACTTCATTCGGAATGAAGATAGACTCAGCGATGTCTTTTTTTACCGACTCCATTCTTTCGGCAATTTTAGATGAAATCATATCCTCGGTAAGTTTTGCAAAGGAATCCTTATCTGACTCCAAGACGGTTTGAAATAAGTTTTTGTTCATTTTTCTTCCTCTGTATCTTCCGGACTAGGTATTTGAATTTCACCACTTTTTATTTCCGATTGAATCTCCGAGAAGTTTCGACTCTCGGCATCTTCGGACATGCCAAATATTTCTCTTCTTATGTATGAATTTGAAAAATATCTACCCACATAGGGATCCATCCCTGCTGCAATATTCAGTCGCTCTCTCATTAATTCAATATCTTTGAGTTCAGAGTAGTGCGAGTCCTCATTAAAATTAAATCTAATCTTACTTCGGATGAGTTCAAAATCATCTATGCTCATGACACCCGTTAGTGAAAGTTGAATTTTAAGTGCATCGAGGAACAAATCACAGAATTTGTCTCGCAATCTGCCAATAAATTTAGAGAACTTTACTTCATCTCTTGTAATTTCAGCGGATCTGCCCATGTTAAAGCCATTGTCCGCTGCGGTTCTTGAAACAGGAACATTTAGTGCTCTATACAATTTCTGAAGCATATATTCAACATCACGCATCTCACCAAGGTTGGTTCCGCCAGGGAGAGTAGTAACTTCAGTTCCTTTGCCACCTTCTTTTCGTGGAAGGAAGAAATCTTCAAGCATGTGGAAGTGATCTCTGTCGTCTCGAATGTTCCCTGTATTTTGATCGTATGTTAGTTTATTTCGATATCTTTTTGCAAGACCCTCAATGTATTGTTGTGCTTTAGAGGTAGGCATGTTACCAACATCAACATAGAAAACTCTTCTTTCAGGGGCTCTTGAAATACGATACACAACAGCAGCATCTTCAAGTTGACGAAGCATGTTCAGGGGACGAATCGCTTTTTGAAGGTATCCAACAACTCTTTTACTTGTATTATCAATGATACCGGAGTGACAATACAAAACAGAATCACTCGTTAATCTAACACCAGTAGTTGAAGTTTGATATGTTGCATCCTTACTCGTGT